ACCGTGGCGTTGCTGGTGCGGAAACCTTGATTCTAGGCGGGTTGGCGGGATTATTTGGGGAAAATGGAGTTGTGTTTTTAAAGGAATAGAGATGGATAAGTTTCCTTCTTGGTGGGGACGGGGATAACGCCAGATAGTTTAAAAATGAGGGGGTTGCTATGTAAATTAAACTATGTAGCAAAACCATACTATTGCTATTTTATAATATAAAAACATACCCATGAAAGGAGTAAAATGAACCAATTAAAACTATCAAACAACACAAAATACGACTTAATAACAAACGGGGTGGAAGAATCAGGAGATTACCTAACCCTTTCGTTTCTTCCCGGCCTAGACAGTTTTGAAACAGTAGAAGTAGAATTCAATGCGACAAACACAGAAAAAATTTACATACTTGGTTTGAATGGTCAGCCGATGGAAGTAAAAACAGGATTTACCCGGTTGGTGGAGATGCAAAAGAAAATGGATTATGCCATATCCTATGAAACAGTAAATACCGGAACCGAAGAAGCGCCGAATTATGAAACCAAGGAAGTGAAGGATACCGTTATGGTAGTTAAACTTCGTAGGCCAGATATCCGGGATACAGTACAGACCTTGCAAGATACAGTGGATGCAATGATTTTAAGTCAGTTGGAGGTGTAATATGTATACAACATTAAAAAGGCTATATAACAATGGTAAAGGGCCATTAACGCTTTCCGAACTCAACCGGGCTGTGTCAATTGGATGGATTACAGAGCAGCAGAAAAACAGCATAATTGGAGGATGATTATGAGAGATATCACATTGTGCCATCCACGCTTACAGCTTTTAGCAGGTCAATTGGTGGACGAATGCAATAAACAGGGATTAAAAATTAAAATAGGTGAGACACTGCGGACCGTGGCAGAACAGGATGCTTTATACGCTCAGGGTAGGACTAAACCGGGTAACATTGTAACTAATGCTCCTGGCAGCAGCTACAGCTCCTATCATCAATGGGGAACGGCTTTTGATATATTCCGCAATGATGGCGCTGGAGCCTATAACGAAATAGGCGGCTTCTTTAACCGTGTAGGTGCTATTGGCGTATCTATCGGTCTTGAATGGGGAGGAAACTGGAAGTCTCCTGTGGACAAGCCACATTTTCAACTTCCTGATTGGGGCAGCTCCACCAGTGGTATCAAGAAATTGTACCAAAATCCAGAACAATTCATGAAAACCTGGACTGAGCAGGAGCGCACTGGGTGGATTAAGGATAATAATGGTTGGTGGTACCGCAGACCAGATGGAACTTACCCGGCTAATAAGTGGTGTGTCATAAATCACCATTGGTACTTATTTAATAAGGATGGTTATGCCTGCACCAGCTGGCACCGCTGGAATGGCACCGTGTGCGACCCGGAGGACGGCTCAGGAGACTGGTACTATTTCGACCCGACACCGAATGGACTGCTGGAGGGAGCCTGCTGGCATAGCCAGGATAATGGCGCCCAGCAAATCTGGTACATAGAGGATTCTAATTCAATATAAAAGCGCCAGATTTTTACACTGACGCTTCTATAAATAGTATACCATCTTCGGAAATATGCAACACGATATGCAACACGGAGCCTGGAAACCGCATAAAACCGTTGTATTTTACGGGTCCGATTCCCGTCAGCAGCTT